GTAAAAGTAAAACATATCGCTAGCAAACGGCCCACAAAAACTATTAGTGCCGCGTGTTGCTGTTCAGGGGTTTTAATCATTGTCGCACGCCGCCTTTGTAAAGCATTGGTAAGTTGTGTTGGTTTTAGAAACGGTGCAACCATTGGCAACCCAAATTACGGCAACCATAAAAAGTAGGGCCGCATACTTAGCCCAACAATGCTTGGGCTTCATCTGCTGTAAGTCCAAGTTTGTCTAGGACTGCTTGCCGTGCGGCTGCTTTATCGGCTTCCGCTTGGGCGCGTTGCGCGGCTTCGGCTTCTTTTGCTTTAATTGCGGCGGCTTCTTCGTCAGTTGCGTCACGGATTAGGTCGTCTATTTGTATTTTGTAAGTCATTTCATCACCTAACTGTTTTGGTATCCATAAACACGGATAGTTCCGCCTGTCATGTTTCCAGTAGTGGTTGCAATAGTGAAAGCGGTGTATTGCGTTGAGTTGTTTAGAAAACCGCTATACGAGTTCATATAGCCAGTTGTCCCGGTGTCTGCACCTCTTGACCTAAAAGTGGTTACTTTTGCCAAATTAGGCGAACCTAAAACTATTTCGGCGCTGAGTGCATTTGTGGAACCGTAACCAATCTCAAAGTTCGTGCCGCCACCAAATTGCCCGCCAACTGATGATGAGGTATATTGCACAAAAGTACCAGCAAACAGATATCCAGTTGCAGTAGCACCTAAAGTCAAACGCAAACCGACATTTGTTGACGCTACGCCGCCCTCAAGCGTTATTAAATAGTTGTCGTAGGTAGAACTAAAAGCACCAGTTACTTCAACGCTAGAAACCGCGCTGCCGATAGTTTGCGTCTTAACAAGCACAAGCCCCGGGGTTACGCCTACTGACACCCAGTTAGCGCCGTCGTAAACCTGTGTCGCGTTAGTGCTTTCCAAATACGCATACTGGCCCTCGGCCAAAACCTTTTCGCCCGTGCCGCCAAAACTGTTATCGCGCGCCGTGGAATCTGCGAACACCGGGATCCCCGAGTTTGTGACGGACAGATCGGCGGCTGTCAAGACTTCGCCGGCGACGTAAGCCGGGACGAATGTTGTTGCGTTTGCTCCCATAAGTGCTCCTTATCCTAAGACATTCTCTGCGTCAAGTGTGCCATACACCAGATCGTCAAGGATAAGTTCGTAAACAAGCGTCGTCGGGCTTGTAAATAGCGTTATTCGGTGGCCGTCGTTGAGGGTGATTTGATGATGGATGCCCTCGATGGCTAGTTCTTGCGCTAATTGTGTTGTCGTGTTGCCAGTAGTGTTAAACGACTTCTCGATGCTGATGGTGTCGCCAATTTCAAGGACGGCCACGGTGTCGCGTTGGGCGTCGGTAAGCATGAGGAAGGCGGTAGAGACGTTTGTGTATCTTGGCTCAGGTTCGGCTACGAGTAGGTAGTTGGCAAGGTCTAACGCGGCCGTGTTGTTATGCACTAGGGCGTCGGAGATCGAGTTTGTTTGAATAAAGTAGGTCGCTTGTGAGGCCAGATCCTCGGCGATTTGTGGAGTATTTCCGCCGGCATGGGTGACGGATGCTCGGTTGATAACTTGGTTTGCTTCGAATGAGATGCCTACTTGATCCATTGGGATATTTGTTCCGTCATCGTGGAAGGCGGCGACGGGTGCGGAGAGTGTCGTCCCGATCCGATCTTGGAAGGTGAATGTCCCGTCACGTGCCACGAAGATTCTGCCCTGCACACTTTCATTGATCTTGGCCATGTATGCGGCGACGGATGTTCCGTTGGGCACGGTGTAGGCAGACGCTCCGCCGAGTAGGACGGTAGAAACTTCTAGGTTGCGTTCGCCCGGTAGTTGGAATGCGTTAACTTCTGGAAGGTCTAGGACAGCCGCGATTCGCACGTCTGCTAGTTCTTCGGAGACGTTGTATTCGTCCATGTATGTCTGCGAGAGGACATAGAAACGGTCGGCGCATTGGACGCTGACTTCGTCTAGGCCGCCAAGGTTGAAGTCGTAGGTGTAGTCAATGATGTAACCGTTGAAGAGTTCTTCGCCTTCGCGCGTGAGGATGACGTTTCGCATTGGTGCTAGTCCAGGCTGTGCGTTTGCTGTGTCAAAGAACGGCGAGTCTTGGTTGAATGGGTTAAAGACTCCGCCGGCATAGCCGTCTAGGAGATTGAAGTTCATTGAGCCGGCAGTAAATTGATCGCCTATGTCGCGGCGTCCACGAAAGACGCTTATGTTTGTAGAGCCTTCAATGACCGATGCGTATTGGGTCGTACCGTTAAGCACGTATTCGGTGTTATTGAGAACGCCTTTGGTTGTGTCGTCAAGTGTGAATGCGTCGACTAAGAACCCTGTGTCAATGAGGAGATCGTAGGATCCCGATTGAACAATTGTGGCGGCCATTACGCGACTTGTATTTGCGCTGGGCCGTCTACACGGTTCATTGCTTTAATGGCGTTAACTACTGCGCGGCCGATGTCTGCCGATGTTGAGATGCCGCCCGTGATGTTGACGGTGATGTTTTGTCCGCCATTGTTTTTCATTCGGTCTAGCGGAATGACGGCTTCTGGCCCCTTTTCACCCACAATTGCCAAAGTCGGCGCCGTCACGATGCCTCCCGTGGCCATCATGCGGATTCCACCGATCCCACCGGTAGCCGCTTCTTGCGCCTGACCGATACGGCCAAGGGATATCTCATTTAATGTCCCTACGTTGTCGACAAACGGAATCGCGTTATATGCCTTAATAAGCACATTAATTGCTTTAATCCACATGTTCGCCATGTTCTCAAATGCGCCAATAATGAAATTAATAACTCCGTTGATGCCATTGCGAAACCATTCAAACTTCTTGTACGCGGCCACAAGCGCGACAACCATAACGGCAATGCCGGCTGCAATAGCGGAGAACGGGTTGAGCGCCATCGCAAAATTGACGGCCATAATTGAGACGGCAATAGCGCCGATCGTGCCGGCAATGGCTAGGAATGCGCCCGGGTTGTCTTGTGCCCAGTCTGCAAACTTTTGGATTACTGGAAGGACGGCTTCGAATGCTGGAAGAAGTGCGGCGCCGACTGATTCTTTTGTTTCGTCTAGCGAGTTTTTCAGGATCTTCATGCGGCCTGCGGCGGTTTCGGCGGCTGCGGCCGTGGCTCCTCCGAAGGTTCCGCCAAGGACATTCATTACGTCGTCGAGCGTGGCGCCGTCTTTGATCATTGCTTTGATCTCTGGGGAGAGTTGGCCGAGCGCTTTGAAGTTGCCTCCGTAGGCTTTGGCAAGAGCATCGGAGACGGTCGCTAGATCCTTACCAGAGCCCTGTGCGATGTCCTGAGCGAGCGCTAGAGCGGTGTTTGCTGTAGTGATGTCCTTAGTGCCTACAAGAAGCGCTTGGAAGGCTGGACGGAGTTCGGAGTCTGCCGTGCCAGACGCCCTCGACATTGCGGCAATGACCTTCTCTTGTGAAGCGACTTGTGCGTCGGTTGCTCCCGTGACGTTCTGCATGACGAGCGCAAGGTTCGCTTGCTCGGCTGCGTCCTCCATTGCGGCCTGAGTTGCTCCTACAAGGGCTACGCCTAAGCCGGCAACGGCGGCGGCCGCTGGGAGTGCTGCTTTTTTGATTGCGAAGTTTGCTTTTTCGCCGAAGGTTTCTAGTTGCTTGAATTGGGCGATCGCTTTTTTGGCGCCCTTGGGATCGTATTCGCTGATGATTGGGAGGATGACGGCCATGGGTTTACCTTGCGCTTAGATCGCGGCTCAATGCTTCTCCGACGCGGTCAACGATTCGCGCCATTTCTACTTCGAGTTCGCTTTTGTTTGCTTCGTACTGTTTCCACACTACTCGCGACGGATCGCCGTACTTGGCTGTTAGCGCGGCGCCCATTTGATTACTTTTTGAAAAGTCGAAAAACGCGGCTGCGGCGCCAAGCCATTTAACGGCGAAGGTCGAGAGGTTTACTTTGCCGCCGAATACTTCTTTGGGCGCTTTGGTGTTGATATATGCCTTCACGGAATGATCGGTCGGCCACGGGAAAACTTCGTATTGACCACGGAGATTCCATTGGCGAGCCCAACCTGAAAGGGGATAGTTCAATGGGATGGCCGATTGGATGTCGGAGACGAGCCCTGCGGTAACGCGTTTGTAGTCCTTGGTGATGTCACGGCGAAGGACTTTGTCAATCTTGTTGAGATCTTTGAGCGCTTGACCAAGGCCGAACACTTCTATCCGTGCTTCAATGCCGCCGGCTGAGTCTCTCATTTGCGTCCTTTTTTGTTCTGGTCATTAAGGACTCTAATGATTGTTTGAAGGTCGCGCGCGTCAAATGAATCCGCATAAAACGTCGGAGCCCATCCCGTCGCGACTACCAATTCGGCTAATTGCCGGCGGTAGCCGCGTCCGTAGGGTTTGGATCGGTTGCGTCCTCCGCTGCGATCTCGACGTCTGGGTTGTCCTTCAACCATTCGCGCCAAGTTGCTGGAAGTTTTTCGCCCTTAATGACGAGCAACGTGTGAACCCAACACGCTAGATCGGATGCACCGATGCCGCGTCCGTCGGACACTCGACGATTCTCTAAACGTTCCCATTCGGCAATGACGAAGAGGTTTGTCGATAGTTGTTCTTTGACTTCTCCGCGCGTGAGGCTGAGTTTGATCTTCATGGTTCTCCTTGTGTCGGGCCGAGGACGGCCGTGATTATGGGTTGGTTGTATCGGCTGAGTACACGCCGCCCATCAGCGTTATATCGATCGATTGCAATTCGCCGAGCGAAGCCGAGATGACTGGCAACGATTCGAGGTAGCAATTTGTCAACGTGAAGCCGGGGTTTGTTGCCGAGTCGACTGCCGAAGTTGGTTTGACGATGACGGTTGTTTTTGTGCCGACTAATGGTGCAAGTGTTGCGTAAGTGGCGCTGGCTGCGTATGAAAGAAAAAGAGTTAATGTGCATTCGTTGTCTTCAAGACCAGCCGTGAAAGTGTTTGCTGTATCGCCGAAAACGGTGTCGTTTAGCGCGGTGACAGTACGAGTCAAAGTGGCGCTTGTACACCATCCGGTGAGCGCCGTGGCTCCGACGGTAACGACTGGATTTGAGAGGATAGTTGAGGTTGCCATGATTGCTCCTTGAGTTGTGGATTTAGTTTGACATAGATTTGGGCGCTAGGTGTGGATTACGCCGTTTGGACTTCGGTTGCGACGGTCAGTTCGTATGCCGGCAGGACGGATCCGCCGATGTCGACGTTTGTGGGGCGGCCTGAGATAATGCCGATGTTGAGCGCGTATACCTGAGCGAGCATGTTGAGTAGGGACTTTTGAGCGTCTAGGTTGCCGGGGCCGAGTGTCACGATCTGGAGTGTAAAGGTGAGTTTGGCGATGTTGTAGTTGTAGCCGTCAATGGAGTCAATGTTGACGAACACGCACGGAGGGACGATGTTGCGTGGATCGTTCACAACTTGGAGAGAAGGGACGGTCTGGAGTTTGGCGACTAGGTCGTCGTAGCCCTCATTGAATAAGTCGGTGTAGGTCGGGACTGGCACTAGGCAACCTGCGGTCGGTCAATGCCTAACAATTGGCGGATCATTCCGTTGAGGCCCATGACGGGAGCGGTTCCCATTGACTGGAAGGACGCAAAGGAATCCATAGATCCGCGCTGCCGGTACAACGCGCCGCCGTACATGATCGTCCCAAGTTTGACATCCTGCGACGGGACGGTTGTAAGGGAGTCGACATAGCCGGCTTCCATGCGTCGACGCCAACAGAATTGAGATGCACTAGACGCGCAT